CTTTAGGACATTCGTTCTATGGTCGTGACTAATTAGCTACAAAATTTGACACAATCCACAACAGTCAGCTATAAATACTAAACTACCTAGTTACTAATAATATATAAGAGTATATATATACTAAGAGAGAGTAAGTATTATGGCTATAGATATAAAGACATTACCGTTAGGACAGAGAAAAACGTATAGAAGACAAGAGAAGTATCTTAAATGCTATACAGAGACTAGGAGTAGGAGCGTAAGTGCTAGCTATGCAGGTGTTAGTAGTCCTACTGTTACTATGTGGATCAAGAAAGACTACTTAGAGTTTGCAGAGAGGTATGAGGAAGCTGATACTGCATTCTGTGAGAACTTAGAACAGCTAGCATTAGAGAGAGTTAAGATGCAAGATGCTAAGAGTAATCCTGTACTGCTAATAACACTCTTGAATGCGAATCTACCTAACAAGTATAGGCCTACTGTAGTCATGGCTGATGATACGGCTAAGTCTGTACTAACCGAACTACGACAACTAGCTAAGGAAAGCAAACAAGAACCTGTAAAGAAGGAAGAGGATGTATCACCAATGGATCAAGTAAGTAAGATACTGAAGACGAAGGGGGGTATGGCTTAGGACTTTGATGAATATGTATAGGTATCCTCTGACAGATTATTTTATATAAAGAGATGTATATACCTGAGCATTTAAAGGAAAAGAAATTGATGGGAAAAGTTAGACCTCAGATATTTTTAGCAATAATTACTCTTGGTATATTGGCAGGGATGGGTGCTTTGAATGATATGCCCGAACTAGCAACTGCTACTATTGGTGGTATTATTGCCTTAGGTATGAAGGTATTAGAAAACGAATAGGAGAGTACTATGCCCAAGGTAGGGAAGAAACACTTCAGCTATAGTGCAAAGGGTAAAGCTGCTGCTAGTAAGTATGCTAAGAAAACTGGTAAGAAGATGACTAAGAAGAAAAAATATTAATGGATAGTATTTCTACTACTGTCTTTGACTTATTAGATTTTGCTCCTACTAAAGAGCAGTCTAATATTTTAGATTCTGAAAAAAGATTTATCTTGGTTGCCGGTGGGGAACAGGCTGGGAAGTCTATGGTGGCGTCTAAGTTTCTTCTTCAGCGATTCCTTCGTGACGAAGGGCCGGGACTTTACTGGCTTGTGGCTGCTGACTACGAGAGGACTAGGGCAGAGTTTGAATATCTTGCTGAGGACTTTGCTAAGATAGGAATACTTGCCGAGGTAACTAAACGAGTAGACCCCGGACGAATAGTTCTCGCAGATGGTACGAGGATAGAAACTAAGTCAGCTAAAGACCCACGTACTCTTGCTATGCGAGCGCCCAACGGAATTGTTGGGTGCGAAGCTAGCCAGCTTGATTTAGAAACCTTCTACAGGTTGCGTGGTAGGTGTGCTCCTAAGAGAGGGTGGCTCTTCTTGGGTGGTACGTTTGAAAGTTCGCTGGGCTGGTATCCGCAGACGTTTACTGCGTGGGAGTCTGGTGTAGGAGAGGAAGGAAGCTATTCCCTTCCCAGCTACTCTAACTTTCACCTGTACCCCGGTGGGCGTAATGATCCTGAAATAAAACGATTGGAGGCTGTATCTAGCGATGATTTCTTTATGGAACGTATTGAGGGACTTCCAGTACCACCTAGAGGATTGGTCTTCAATGATTTTCGGGCATCAATCCACTCCTCAGAAGTTGATTACATCCCCGGTGAGCCTGTGCATATTTGGATTGATCCCGGTTACGCTGGGGGTTATGCTCTGGAAGCGGTACAAATAGTCGATGATGTGGTACGTATATTCGATGAAATATACGAAATAGGACTAGTTACAGAAGAAATAATAGATAAAGCTATTGCAAAACCATGGTGGAAAGATGTTCAATATGGTGTAATCGATATCGCAGGGTATCAACATCAGGCTATGCCAGCACCTGCAGAGATATGGATGGCTAAAACTGGACTCTATTTGAGTTCACAGAAGATACAAATCAACGATGGTACGGAAAGATTAAAGAGTTTTTTGAAGGTTGACCCGATAAGTGGGTATCCTAGGTTAATGATTGACCGCATGTGCACAGGTATTTTGTCTGAATTTGGGGCTGTACCCAATCCTTTCGATGGACAAACCAGAGCATATAGGTGGAAAATGGACAGAGATGGGGTAATTGTAGGACAAACCCCGGAAGATAAGTATAATCACGGTATAAAAGCTGTGATATATGGCTTGGTTAACCAATTTGGATATGGCTATGTCGCTAATCGTGGAAAAATTATGGTGAAACATTGGTAGCAAAAACAGCCGACCAGATAACTAAACTTGTAGATGACCACAGAGATAGTACATATCCTTTCAGAGAAAGGATGCAAGACGATTATGACCTGTATGTACTCAATCCCTATGATGCTGGTGACGGATATGAATCATATACGTCTAATGAACCCCGAACTTATGCAGATAAAATAGTATCTTGGCTGTCTTCAGCAGAACTTACGATAAGAATTCCTAATATCGAAGAGCCAAGACAGCAAAGAGATATGAATGATGCCAAAGAAAAATTTCTTATAGGGATTTTTCGTGGAGCAGACGAGCGGTTGAAGAGAAGACTTCAACCTGCTCTTCGTGAACAGTTAGCTTGGTATATATCTTTAAGAGGATGGTATGCCGGAAGAGCGCTACTACACAAAGACTCAAATGGTAAGACTCAAATTGACATAACACCTTGGGATGCTATGCATACCTACTGGTGTGAAGGAGAGGAAGGTCTTGATTGGGCATGCTACAAGATTCAAAAGACAAAAGGTGAGATATTAAGCCAATATGGGATAGATTTAGTAGATCAGGATGACGAATTACCTGTAGATATATATGACTTCTATGATGAAGAACATAATATTGTATGTACCAGTACTACTATTCTTAAATCTGCAACACCTCACAACGCTGGAAGAGTACCTGTATTTCTGGGAATGGTAGGCCCACAGCCACTTATCCAGAATATAGATGACAAAACCAGAACAGATACTATTGCCGAGTATGGTGAATCTGTATTCTCTGGTAACAGGGAACTATACGATAACCACAACTTTATTATGTCAGTCATGATGGAGATGGTGTCACGTTCTAGGAAGCAGGGTATAAAAATTATATCCAGAGATGGTCAGAAAACATTAGACGAAGACCCTTATAAGGCAGGTGCTGAGGTAGCACTAGGTCAGGGTGAGGATATACAGCCACTAGGATTAATGGAAGTGGCAAAAGAGACAGGCGCATTCATGGGTCTTGTCTCTGCAGAACTACAACGTGGTGCAATACCACACTCGGTATACGGTGATCTTCAATTCCAGTTAAGTGGATTTGCAATTAACACTCTCAGGCAGGGAATAGATACTATACTGTCTCCCAGAGTTAGTGCGATGGAAGATGCCTACTATCAAATATGTTTATTAATATGTGACCAGTATGGTACTGGTGCATATGATCCTATAAGTGTCTCAGGTAGAGACAAGAATCGATTATATTTCAGCGAGACAGTTGCTCCAGAAGCAATAGATCAGGCTGGAATGCCCGAAGTAAAGATAGTTAGCCAGCTACCAGAAGACGATATGTCACGTATGTCTATGGCTCAGATGGCAAGAGAAGGCCCAACTCCACTATTATCAGATAATTTTGTACGAGATAAGATACTCGGACTACAGGATGCAGACTCTATTGAGGATGCTATAAAAGAACAAATGGCAGAGAGAGTATTACCAGAAGCATCTCTCTGGACTTTATTATCCGCTACAGAAAATCGTGGACGACCCGACTTGTCGCAGTTTTACTACGGTGAACTCATGCATCTACTCCAGCAAAAGCAGATGATGCGAGCACAGAGTATGATGCCTCCCGGTGGGTCGCCACAAGGTGGGAACTCCGGCCCGAATGGTGGAGGCCCACCATCTATGAATCCCGGTGTAATGCCTAATGCTATGATGGGTGTACCACCTCCTGCCCCTACTCCTCAGGGTGGCCCTAATGTACCACCCGGACAACCTAGACCCGGAGCACAAGAATCAGATGAGCAGTTAAGAAGGCTCGGATTACTTGGCCCTAGGGGTGGATAATGGCATTTGGATGGGAAATAATAAATCGTAAAGGTAATAGAATAAATCTTCAGACCTATGATGGTTCAGGTCGTATGCAAGATGATTCTTTTTTAATAGAAGCTATTGTTCCACAAACTACTCCTACTAGGTCTTATAGAGAATTTACATCTTCTATAGAAGATATAAAAGCAGAAGCTAGGAGACAGTTCCCAGCCCCAACAGCAGGGATGGCTTCAGAGGAAATTGATCCTAGTACTGGATTAGCTTATGGGTATCCGACACCACCACCACCACCAACCCCTACTCAGTTTTCTCCGCAAGCTGAACAAACTCTTAGAGCATATAATTTATTCCCTCCTGCACAAGAGCCACAACAAGAAGCAGTACAAATGGGATTGCCTAACCCTATTGAAGCAATAAAAACAATTATTGATATGGTAACTGGCGGTGATGATGAGAAGAAAGAAGACCCGATACAAACAGTTATTCAGCCACCACCACAGCAAGGTAATAATAACCAGCCACCACCACCACAGCCACCACAACAAGTGGGAGATAGCAAGGCTGATATTCTGCCTCCTAATATTACTCCTACTCAACCTGTATATGATCCGTTTCCAGATTTAAATTGGAATGATACCTATAGAGGATTTGTTGACCAACATAAAATTACTAGTCCTCAAATGTATCAACATATTATTGAACAAGGACTATCAAGTAATCCTTTAACTCGTACTGCACAAACACAATTTTTATTACAGGGTGACTATAGATTAGGAAGTAATGATCCTTCATTTGGCCCTAGGGCAGATTTAGCATCTGCCATGCAGAATTATGAAGTAGATGATAGAGATGGAAATCCTTATTGGGAATTCCTAGAAAGCTATGTACCTCTGGAAGGTAAACAACTTATAGATACAATTGATGGAGTTATAGCTAATCTTGATCCTAATGCTCCTATGATAGATGTTGAATCTACAGATATTTCCAGACGAGATATGAAACAAGCAAGATGGAGACAAAGGTTTGGAATTGGTGAAGGAGCTGATCTAAGACAACAGCAACTTGCAGCATTAC